TTTCTTCTTAACCCATCGTTCTGCCTTGTTATACCAAGGATCTACACCTTCACCAAAGGTTTTTTCAAAGGAGAATAACACTATCTCTTAGTTGATGAATTTATATCTCGTACCTCATACAAGGTATATCTAAACGTTGCTGTTGCTGTAAAGTAATTATTATCCGATGAGGTGACATCAAATGGTAATGATGATAAGTTTATAGGAAAACAATTTTTAAATACAACATCAAAGTTTGCGAGATTATTGTTATTTAGTACTTGTAAAGTTGCATCAGAGTATCTTGGATCATTCTTAGTTCCTCTAATACTATTCTCTGTATTCCAATCATATCTATCCTTATACTCACCTGGTGTAGATAGTGCTCTCATCCAGTTATGTAATTCCATATAGTTTCTTAAGTCCTCATCTACTATAAAATCAATAGACAAGTCCTCGTATGTTGCTGTACTCTCAACTGGTATTGTCACAAAACCTCTTGTAGGTATTTCAATATTACCTGTCGTAAATGCAGGTATACTTGCTTTTTGACATAAGAATGATACCTTCTTTGCTCTATCCAGTAAGAATAAAAATCCTATAGGAGAAAGAAAGTTTTTGTTAGTCAGTTGATCCTGATACCAATTTGCCATTTTATCCGTTGATGTTTTCCAACCATGATGTAGAAATATATTTTTCACCATTTAAGGGAGGTAATCCCCTATGAGTATGTGTAAACCCTGCTGGCCAAATTAATACTTGTCCTTTCTTAGGTTTATAGCGTTTATGAATATAAAGAAACTCAGTTTCACCACCCTCAAAATTATCATTAAGGTACATCATAGTTGCACATATTCTACGGTTGCATCCCATAGAACCATCTTCAGAATGCCACGCATGATATCCTTCACCTGGTTTAGTCTTCTGTATATTCAGATATACTTGTTGATATCTATATTGCAGTAGACTTTCATACTCATCAACGTATAATTCTAAGCACTCACCAACAATATCATTGTATTGTTTCATCCATTCATAACCACAAGTATGATCTAATATAAAATCTTCCGTAGCAAGACACTGATCTTTACGTTGATTTGCTTTACGTTCTTTACCAAAGATACCTTTGCGATTAAACGTAGCACCACACTTCTTTTGATATTCCCAATAGTCAATTACTGGTTGAGTGTTGTATTTGGTATCGAAAATACCAATAAAGTCCTCAAACCTTACATCCTCTATCATAATTAAGCATACTCTACGTTTATATTTAGACGCAAAAAAAGAGTGCCTTTGCAGACACTCCTTCCCCTTTCACACGTGCAAAATTATTTATTACATATGTAGCAAGGATTACATTAAGAAAACCTTTAATTAGTAGTTCTCTACGTCTATCAATTCCTTTGAATCCCATTCATCGGCATGATCCACAATGAACTGTGGAAGACAACCTTTGATTATGAAATGTTCTGATGGATTGATTTTTTTAAATGTACAGTCTTTTCTGTCACCAACTGCTTTGTACATAAGTCTGGTATATTTACCAAGATCACTTACAAAAGTAGCTAGTTTTGATCTTGCCTCTGATGGCAATCTTTTGTTTGTGTATGCTATAATTTCTACTGAATTTACCGATCCATGTTCTAATATTGCTTCACAAAAAGCACGACATGAATATGTATCAGAATCCATAGAGAATAGAAAAACTGTCTTGTCATCAATTTCAATCTTAAAGTCTTTCTTTAAGATTTCTTTCCAAGTTTTTCTCTCCTTTATACGAACTGTGTTCTCACCTTCAGCATGTCTCTTTATGATACCATTTATAATCAGAGTGATATTATTTTGAGTAAAGAAATTGGTAATTTGTAATCTATCCTTTAACCATGTGTTTATATCAACCTCATTTGGATTGAGGGATCCATCACCTATTAGTTTTAAACCTGCTGTGATAACATCTTCCCTTGTTGCTTTAGTGGCAGGGTCATGTTTAAGGTTTGCTAAAACACCCGCACTGATTCTTGCGAGTTCACCAGGTTCGGTTTTCTTAAGATTGATCCAAGGTATTCGTTTCTCTTTGTTTCTTCTTGCTGCTATTGCTCGACCTCTACCTTCTACAGGTAGTTCCTTTCCGTTGTCATCTTTTGATCCCATACCAGGATCATCTTTTGTCTTATAACCATTTACAGAATAACTATTTTGTAGTGCATCAATTCTGTCGTCAGCATTACCCTCTTCTCTGACACCATCATTAGACCATACATCTGCTAATTCATCTACTTCTTCATCTATGTCAAGGGAACCTAAACTTTGAAATTCATATCCTTCTGGTATATCTACTTCTCTATTTTCATAGTCTTCAAGATTTATCTCTCCGACTCCATTAAAACCTGGTAGTTTTTTAGGACCTACAATGTCCTGTAGTTTAATAGTGTACTTCATGTTAATTCGATTGCGTTTGCGGTTGACTTCTACTACACGGTGCCGAAGCGGTGTGGTTCAAAGTAATAGTATATAGCAATATTATACCATAAAAAAAGAGGGTGTCAAGCACCCTCTCGTAAAGTTAAGTATTAATACCTATTACATTAGGTTTGCAACCTGTACTCTTCTGTAGTACTTGTTAGCATTAGCTGTAAGTGCTCCAGAACCTTGTGTAAGACCGCCTGAGAATGGGTTTGAAACCATACCATAACGTGTCTTAAACCCGATTTTTGGTTGGAAGGTGTTAGGGTTGATTGCTCTAACTTGCTGTAATGGAACGTATGGGCAGTAGAATAATCCTGCGTCATAAGGTGAAGTACCTTTGTATCCTGCAACGTAGAAGTGCTTGTCAGCTACGTTTGAAGAATATGGGTCAACGTATACCTTAATACGTCCGTTAAGTGTACCAACAAGTGTAGAGGAAGTATCGTCTACTCCTGTTAATGCATTATTACCTTGAAGTGCAGGTGTGTAATCTAGTACACCAGCCATTCCTAGAGCAGAAGCAACGTCTGCAGAGCAGATCAAAATGTTGCCCTTCCCGCGTCTTGTCTCTTGACCGATTGCGTTAGCGTCTCTTTCTATTTGGAAAAGAAGTCCCTTGAATTTCTCAACTGACCATCTACCATTAGAGTCTACATCGAGGTCGAATATACCATCTGTAGCAGTGTTAGCGATAGCACCTTTAACAGCGTTTGTATAGATTGTACGAACAACTTCTCTGTTAATCTCAGCAAGTATCTCTGTTGAAAGGATATTTGCTAATTCAGATTCAGCGTCCAATCCATGAATCGCCTTAAGGTCTTGAGCCATCTCTATGCTGTACTCTGCCTTTAGTGCTCTTGACTTAGCAGTAACAGTTACCTTCTCGATGGAGAAACCCATTTCTCTGAAGGCTGTTGAAGCAGATGAATCATCTAATGCTTCAGCAGTTGCTGTTGCCATGCCTGTAGCGTCTCCAGTTACCTCATATGTTCCTGCAGGGGAATCATTAAGAAGTCCTGGGTTTGCACCTTCTGCATCGTTAACTGCAGATGAAGAAGCAGTAGGATCATAGTTTGATAATCCTGTACCAGCTCCACCTGAGAAACCTGCGTTTGGTTCGTTGAATAGTGCTTCTCTGAAGTCACCGTTTGCAGGTCTACGCTCTGAACCGTAGAAGGATCTCATTGCGAAGATTAATCCTGTAGGACCAGTCATTGGTTGAACACCTGCAACGTCATATGCAATGAGTTGTGGCATTGAACGTCTGATTAGACTGATCAAAACTGGGTCAAAACCTGCAACAGGACCTGTAGCGGTATCGCCTGTGGTATAACCTGTAGTCTGAAGAGTCTCGTTAAGAACTTGACCTTCTTCCTTGATTGCGTTTTCTTGGTTTTCTAAGAGTTGTGCAACTACGCCTTTTTTATATGAATCTTTGATCTCAGGAACTGATTCGTGATTCAATACGGGTGCCCACTTCTCTTGGAGTTGTTGTATAGACATTTATGTCTCCGTTTTAAAGTAGTTAATTTACAATTATTTGGACCAACGTGCTAGTGCATCTACGTATTTACCCATAGTGCCAGACACAGTGGATTCTACCAATGGTTGTGATGCTTCCTCGGTGGGTTCTTTTGCTTCTTCAGCAACTTCAGCCTTCCTAGTGAAGTATGATTCCTTGATAGTTTCGATTTTATTTCTAAAATCTTCTTCATTTTCAAACTCAACACCCTCTGCTAGTGATGCTAACTTCTCCTTTTGGGTTTCAGCAAGACCAGTAGCTGCGTCGTTCACAATTTCCATTCTAGTATACTCACCTATTCGCTTTTGTAAAGCGATGTTGGTGTCTATTTGTTCGTTGAGCTTTGTTTCCATCTCATCAAGTTCTCCTGTCATTCCATCTAACAGGTTGAACTTCTCTTCGGGAACAGTAAAGTTGTGCTCCACATAGAGATCTTTTAGACCATTGAAGAATGACTCTGCCATCTCATTCTTAATGCCATGTTCAACAGCTAGAGCGTTCTCCTCTATCCACTGTTTAGTAGCATAAGAAACGTAGTCATCTACCTTCTCGGCCAAATCTGTTTTGATTTTCTCTACCTCTTCGGTTAGAGATTCCTCAAATGCTTCTTGCAACGCTTTAGTTTCCTCATTTACACGAGAGGTAACTGCTGCCTCAAAAATTGTCGCTGCCTTTACTCTGAACTCTTCTGATAGTTCTTCACCTGAGACAAGAGCGTCAACATCTTGAGTAAAGTCGTACTTGG